ATTATAACTGTGGTGCTTGTACCTCTGCAGCAATTTGTTGATTTATTGCATCGATATACGGATTACCGGATTGATTGTATAAAACAGAATTAGCACCTCCGCCGCCTCCGCCGCCTCCAGTTCCACCGCTCGGTGTAGAAGGAGGTGTTGGTGGTGTAGGTGTTGGCGGTGTAGGAGGTATAGGTATCGGTGGTGTAACAATTTCATCAGATTCATTATCATTGAATATGATTACATCAACATCATTAGATGAATTTTTTCTAGCTTGCACTTGAAATCTATTGATAGGTTTCAATTCACCACTAACCAGAGTTATAGTTGATGGATTTAATATAAGTTGTTCATTTATTGTAAAAGCAACTCTTCCATTTGAGTTTGTCTGGTCTGCTATCTCAATACCATTAAGATATGCCTTAGCCAAAACAGGCTGATTACTTTTATCAGTATAAGTGTTTATAGTAAAAAATACTAATCTAGGTGAATTTGAATAACTACCTACATATGAACTACCCGCACTAGCTGCTCCTCCGAATGTACCATAATCATAATACAATTTCCATTGATTATCTGCCCATATATAATATTGCATGTCTCCACCAAAATCTCGTAAGATTTCTCCTGTGTACATTCCCGGCCTTTGTATCATAGTTCTTTAATTTATATTATCTATATGCGATTCTTTCTCTTCCCATACCCGCCTCTCCTAAATTAGGTCTACCCAATCCACCATCTTCAGGATTACCAATTGTTTCAGCTCCACCGAATCCTCCACCACCACCTCCTGATACTGGTTCAGGTTCAGTTGGTGTAGGTGTAACCGGTTCAGGCACCGTAACTACAACTACAGGTTCAGCAGGGTCAGCCGGTGTAATAACTTTAGTTACATAAGTGTAACTATCTTTTATTTCAGCAAATGTTGGTGGAGAAACTGAATTAGCTACTGCTTTTGCATTTGTGTTGTTTACATCAGAATCCAATCTCTGTATTAATTTAACTAACTCGTCTATACTTTCTTGAGTTTTCTTATCTATTAAAACTTCATCTAATAAAGTTCTCTTAGGTAAATGATAATCAACAGATTCAGTAAATTTATTATTAAGTAGTGAAACTATATCTTGTTTGTTATAATATGCAAAATCAATTTCATCTCCCAATGGTCTTCCAAATGCTTCACTTCCTATAGTTGAATTTTTATGTAATAAAGCATGTCTAACCGATTGTTGCATTGATTCTAATACTTTCCCAAAGAATTGTTCATAATTTATTATACCAAATTCACTCTGTAAACTATCTAAATATGATTGTGATTTTATTGTTTTAAATGAATCTATTAAATCACCAACAGTTAATCTATTTATTATTTCATCAATTTCATAGTAAACCTCATCTCCACTAAATTTACCCATTGTGTAACTATCGTAGGATTGGTTTAAATCTCTTTTTATATCAAGTTCTAATGGATTAGTTTCATTAAAATTATTAAATGGTAATAATCTAATTTCAGTTCTAGTTGGCGATATTTCGTGAATCCATAATCTATCCATATCAATGTTAGAACCAACTCTATTATTTACAAAATTGAATTGAACTCTAAAAATTCCAACATTATAACCAGCATCTGTGATTAATTTTTTTACATCTATTAAGTATCCACCACCTTGTTGTTTATCTAATATGTTTTCACTTTGTATTAGATATGCATCCATTTGATTTGCATCAAGATATCTAATATTACCGTAATTTAATTGTTCTAATAAATTATTAGCAGAGTCATATAATACAAACTCTAATACATCATTGTTACCAATATCAAAAGGTGTGGGAATAAATCCCTTATCAATTAATTTTAAATCGATATCCGAAATCTCCTTTGTCACAGAAGTTCCTTTGGTTATTACCTCATCAATATTTTTAAATCTATCTAATGCCATTTTTTATTTATTATGTTTTATGTCTCCACATATTAGCGGATAATACTACTTCGTTTGTACCAGATTTTATAGATACTTTTCCCGGATGGTTAGCACCTTTTTCTCTCTTCCAATTAAATCCAGGATAGTTAGCCTCAAGCATTATAGTTTTCTTTTCCTGAGGTTCTAATGTTGTTTTAGCATTCTTAAGCCAAACCAAATCACCGCCACTATCAAATGTTATATCAATATTCATTCTTTCTAATGAGCTATTGAAAAGTTCTATAGATGGTCCATTTATGAAAACACCCTTTGGAGATTTATTCTTATAATCAAAATGAATATCTTTAAGATTAGGGTCTCCTTTTTCAATAACCCTAACAGTTAATTCACCTCCTACTTTAGCACCTTCTGCAATTCTAGCGTTTTTACCCATCAATTGCTGAGTTAAACTATCAACTTGTTTTTGCAAAGATTGAATCGTAGAATTCTGACCTTCATTTCTAGATTGTAATGAAACTCTGTCTATACCTTCTAATACCGTTCGTTCTAATGATACCTGATACGAATCGTTAACTAATGTGAATTGTTTTCTTAGTTGTTCACTATTTGCTTCAGCAGTAACTCTAAGCAATCTTTCTCCATCTAATTTAACATCTAATGAAGCCGAAACTGCTAATAAAATAGATACATCCGCTTCTAAATTTGATATAGTAGTAGATTGCTCATCTATTAAAACTAATGCTTCATTTAATGATTGAGTTACTTCATTATATAATGGTCTAGGTATTAAATCCAATTCAGCTGCCTGAGATTCCGGTATTAATTCCGTAATATTTACATCTATCGCTTTCTTTAATTCATCTATGTTGTAAACTCTTTTCTTAGTAGCGGCGTAGATGTAACCCTCTTTATTATTATCTATGGCAGCTTGAAATGTTACACCAACTCTATCTCTAGCAGCCAGTGAACCACTCATCTGTAAATCTTTCTTAATTAATTCAAACTCCATTATTTAATTATAAATGTTAAATCATCATCAATAAATTCACTTATACCATCTCTAACTATTTTAAATAATAATCTATACACTCTATTTTTTGGAAAATTAGATGTATCTAAATTAATATAATTACCATTAGAATCACAGCTTATTTTTGTATATTCAGAAAAATCTATTAATACTTTTTTTGTTACTTCTTCTCTAACTGAGTAATATGATGTTTGAGGTAGATATTTAACATCATTGTAGGCAAAGGTATTTGTAAAAGTTTTAGTTGGATATAAACCCCTACCTATAACTTTTATTTTTATTTTATTACCCTCATTATATGAATCTCTCAATTCTTTACTTCTTACTATTATCTGCGAATCTGTTAGTGGTAATAATGAACCTGTTGTAAATACAGAATCATCCCATTGAAGTTTCATCAAAGGTTGTAGGAAAGTGTTCGTTTCTTTTGAATAAAATTTTAACACACCATATTCCAATCCAGATAATTCTATAGAAGATGTATGTGATAATCTTATCCCATAATTTACAGAACCTGTCCAATAATCATAGATAGGTTTAATATCCATATTAACATCTCCACCAAAATAAGTAAAAGATTGAGATACTTCGGTTGTAAAATCAACTCCAGATTGGATTTCCCAATTTATACCATCGGTGTTTATAGTCTCCGGCCAAGTTCCTCTACCCATTTCCCAACTTTCTGTTACCGGATACCCATATAGAGTATATGAACCCGCTAACTCTTCTGGCTGAGCAAGTGATAAGTGTAATTGAACATTAGATGCGGTTACATAAGAAGGTATATTATCTATATCAAACTGAATAAAAGTTCTAGCATTATCTCTTTCTTGAAATCTATTATAATGCTTTGATATAGTTAATATCTCATCTAACCCCGTATTTTTTGTAGGAGTTAAACCATAAACTGATGCATCTTTTGATGCGGTTACAAAATATATCATTATATTGCTCTTCCTTTAATATCTTTATCAGGAAACTTAACTTCAAAGACTGATGGGTCTAACGATGGATAGATAATCTTATTCTTTGTTGCTGCTTGTATATCATAACTATTTCTCGCATATATACCACCACACTTATTTACGATTTCAACCTTTTGAACCGATGCAACACCTTCAACCATAGCTATAGTTAATTCTATATCAGAAAGGTTTATAGTTTGGTTGAATTGCCAGTTTGCTATATTAAAAAATTCTTTTATTTCTTCTATGCAACTTAATACAACTTCTCTACTATTAAAGTTTCTATATACAGTTATATCAAAATTTACACCTACGTTGATTATAAACCCATCTATTATATTAACACCATCGGTTAACATTCTATATTCATTAACATACGTTTTTAAGTTTTGTTTAACTGCTTTGTTAAGAGTAGTTAAATTACCATTTGTATCATATCCTAATGTATATAGATTTATTGCAAAAGGATTTATTTGCTCTGCATTCTGAGTAGTTTTCTGTACAAAATTTCTTACCTCTTTTTTAACCTCATCGGTAGTAGGTACTTTATTTCCGTTTGTTATAGATTTTTGAACTATTGTTCTAGTTATTTCTGCAAATTCAGTTACATTATCTGTTGAATTTAATACACTTTCCGGTGAGTTTGCATTTAATGAATTATCACCTATAGCAAATACTTTAGCGATAGAACCAAATTTTGTTGGCATTGATAAAGCTCTTACCTGGTAATCCTTTGCGGTTACTGCTCTATTTTGAGCAGCAAAATTAGCTAATGCAGATTCTCTAATCTCATCTATACCTTCCAATCCTCTACCACCCTTAGCAGGGATTTCATTTTCTACTGCTACTGAATTTTTAACATAATTGTAAACCGTATCATCTAATTCTAATGTAGTAACTAAATCGTCATCAAACGAAATTGATTGTATTGTAGTTAAATCTCCCTGTGGTACATTTGAAGATACTCCACCTCCTGTTAAATAAATTATAGTAAGAGTTGTACCTGCAGTAGGTGATTGACCGTATGTTTTAGTTTTTAGGAAATTAGTCGGGTCATATGATTCAGCCATTCTATCAATTGAATTATTTAATCCCATACCTACATTTTTAACATTAGGTATCAATAATTCATCGGATAGAGAACTATCTCCTCCACCAAAATGTATCGATGTTGTAAAATCATCATTTACCTTAGTAACAAATCTTCTACTGGTTTTTAATAATTTTAATAAATACGGAACAGTATCTTTAAACTGATATAATTCAGGGTCGTTCTGCTCTACATTTGGGTAATCTACATATATCGTTTCTTGTGCCAAATACGGAACTTCATACCACTTATTACCATTATCATCCACTACAGATTCTATTGCAATAATATCGGATTCATCCAATTTTATAGATTGAAATGATTCTGTTGCAGATATAGTTCTAACTGCAACTTGCTCCGTAGCTGATATTACCTGTATTTTCTTCTTAACTAAGTAATAATCAGGAAGTTGTGTGGTTTCATCTATACTATATACACTTATATCTCTATCGGTTGGGTCGTTAAAATCCAAACCTTCGGTTGTTCTAAATGTTATATTTGAATTACTATTTGATGAAATACTAAGCCCTTGTTGTATTCTAAGTAGATATCTAGTATCTAATTCCCCACCACTATCAGCTTTACATAATTGATAAACTGATAATGTGGTTACAGCAGGTGAAGTTGATTTAGGCTTATAACCCAATAAATTAGCTAAAGCGAATACATTTTTTTCCTCAGCTGCATATTGAATTAAACTTTCTCTTAATGATGCATCCGTATAATAACTTAGTACATCACCTACATATGAAGCCATCTCAATGAACATCATACCAGGAGAAGTCTCATTAAAATCGTTATATGTATTAGGGAAGTATGTTTTTGCATACTCTATAAGATTATCTCTAAATGCTGAGAAATCTTTTGAAAGGTAGGAAATATCCCTACTATTTCTCCCTATTTTTTTATTTGTTATTTTAAATGCCATATTTAACCAACATTAAATGTTACTGTCTCTAGGGTTTGTTGCCCCGCAATTTGATATTTCAATGAAACCGCAAAGATATTACTATCAATGTTTGTATTATTTTGGTCTACGAATATCTCAACTATATTGATATACGGCATCCATTGAGCTATGGCATCTTCAATACTATCTTGTATTCTTTGTTCTAATTCATCCGTACTTGGATTAAATAAAACATCGTATAAATCTGTACCAAAATCAGGCTGCATCAATCTTTCACCTTTATTAGTCAATATAAGATTTTTAATATTTGCCTTTACTTGGTCTTTTGTTTGAAACGATTGAGCAAAATATCCATTAGAACCCTTTTGAAGAGGGAGAGTGATTCCTATCGCTACTCTATCATTTTCTGATAGGTCTAAGGTATTTTTCTTATCGATTACAATTGCCATTATCTATTTTTATCTTTACTTGCTGCCAAAACCTTAGCACTTCTCGCTATCGCTTTATCCAAAATATCGTTTCCGGTACTTATTGGGGCAGAAGGAGCTGCGTATTGATTAGTTGGTTGGTATCCCATTTGAGGGTCACCATATCCAATCATTTCAGGAGTTAATGTACCCCATCCACCATCATCCATAGAGTAATTAGGTCTAATTCCCGCCATTGCAGTTTCATTAAGAACCTGATTTAACATTGAATTCTTAGTATAAGTTTTTTGCTCAGGCTGAGATTCTCTATCTTTGCTTAAGATTTTGTTAGCTAAATCGAACGGGTCAGCACTTTCCTCTACTAATGATTTAAGAGAAGATTGTTGTTTAACCGGTTGAGTTCTTTTAACCTCAGCTAACACCTCTTTTCTTATTTCTTCTTTAATAAGAGAAATTTCTTTTTTTACTTCCTCCTGAACGATTATTTGAATTGCTTTAAATAGTTTGTTCGTGTCCATACATTGTTTATTGTTTATATAAATATTTAGTTTTACTTTTTGGTAAAATAC